AACCTTTAATTAATTAAAAAATGGCAAAGTATTTAAAAATTAATGTAGTAAATGCAGGAGCACCTACAACTGTAGGAGATAGAATTGTACCAGTTGAAAATGTAGCATCAGTAGATTATACAAGCACAACAAGTCTTACTATTACTTATAGCACATCAGCAACAGCTAATTGTGTTATCGGATGGTCAGTAGCAACAGCAGTAGATGATATGGCACCGAGAGATGCAGTTATCAATGCAATGCAAGACGCACTTGCTTCAGGATGGCAAAACATTTACCCAAACACTACTGGAAACGTAATAACTTCTCCAGTATTTAGCGGTGTAGTTGATGGCGCAGGACTACCTATCGTAGTTGATGCAATCACTTATACTCCGTAATTAGGCAATAGTGCCTTAACCTTAAAACCCTAACCAATGACGTTTTATTATTCGACTAGTTCGTGGAATAGTCAACCACAACCTTCCGAAGACCGAATTAACCTTTGGAAACACATTGCCGATAAAAAAAATTGGCGAATAACCCAACTACCTAACGGTTTCTATCAAACAGAATACCAAGATCTTGAAAAAGAAAATTCTTGGCATGATGTTACTCGTAGAGAAACTCTAGAAGGTGCAGAACAGGCAATAGATGCTTCTATTACCCATTATGCTAAAAAACTAGAGTTTTTGAAAGGACCCAAAGTAGTTAAAACATTTGAATAGTCCATGTGGGAATTCTTATATGAATTATTTAATGTTATAGGAATAACAATAGTGGTATGCGGAGTAAACTTCGCATTCCATTGTTATTTCAATGAACCTAAAGAATTAAATTAAATTAAATTAAATTATGTCAGATAAAATTGTTAAGCATCTTAACTTTGGTAAGGATGCTCAAGATAAAATATATGCTGGAATTGAAAAATTAACTAAAGCTGTAAGCTCTACACTAGGAGCTAGTGGTAAATGTGTTATTTTAGAAGATCACTTAGGTAAACCTGTTATTACAAAGGATGGGGTAAGTGTTGCAGATAATATAACCTTGTTAGATCCTGTAGAAAATATGGGAGCAGTATTATTAAGAGAAGCTGCAAGAAAAACAGTTTCAGAAGCAGGAGATGGTACAACAACTGCAACAGTCTTAGCTAAGGCTATAATAGATGAAGCAAATAATGTACATGACACAAGGGCTTTAAAGGAAGGTGTATATAATGCCTTAAATAAAGTTAATAAATATTTAAAAGACATTAGCACTCCAGTAGATGGGGATATGATAGATCAAGTAGCAACTATCTCTGCTAATAATGATAAAGCTATAGGAGTAATTATAGGAAAAGCTTTTAAAGAAGTAAAAGATACTGGTATTGTAACTATGGAAATTAGTGATGAACCAGAAACAAGCGTAGAGATTGTAGATGGATTTCAATATGATAAAGGTTTACAAGCTTTACATTATGCTACTGATAAGGCTAAAAAAATAGCTGAATTAAAAAACCCTTTAGTTTTAATTGTAGAAGATGAGATTAAAACTATAAGAAGAATTCAGAGTATTTTAGAATATGTTATAAAAAATAAACGTTCTCTATTAATTATAGCAGACGCAGATCCTAAGGTTCATGCGGCTTTGGCTATGAATAAAATGAAAGGAAATATTGAAGTTAATATTTTACAAGCACCTGTTTATGGGTTTTCTCAAAAAGAAACCCTTGAAGATTTAGCTTTACTTACTGGAGCTACAGTAATTAATGAAAATCTAGGTGATGATATGGATTTAATAGGACCAGAACATTTAGGGGAATGTACAAAAGTTAAAACAACAGAGGCAGAAACTATTATCCAAGTAGCAAGAGTACCTAGCGAAGTTCAAGATATTGTTGATCAGGTTAAAGTTAAAATGGAAAAAGCTAAAGTCGAAGGCCTACGTAAACAGCTGGAAAAGCGTGTTGCTCGTCTCTCTGCTAAAGTGGCTGTTGTCAAAGTTGGCGCAAATTCTGAAGTAGAACTTAAAGAAAAAAGTGATAGAGTAGAAGATGCAGTATGTGCGACTAAAGCGGCAATAAAAGAAGGTATAGTACCTGGTGGTGGTATAGCTTTATTAAATGCAGCTCAGAAAATAAAATCAGAATCTAAATATGAGCAAATATTATTAGACGCTATTAAAGCCCCTTTTAATATTATTCTTGAAAATGCTGGTATAAATGAAACTGATGTCCAAGCCAAAGAAGGTATTGGATTAGATGTGGTTACGGGAAATATGGTAAACATGATAGATGCTGGAATTATAGACCCATTATTAGTAACTAAGAGCGCCTTAACTAATGCTGTGTCTGTAGCAACTACCATCTTATCTACTGATTGTGTAATTAATAATTTAAGAATTAATGAAAGCAATAGGTAGATATATTATAGTTACTCCTATTAATAGGGGGACTAAAGAAACAAAAGGCGGATTATTTCTTACAGAAACTAATAGAGAAGATGTAAGATATGCTCAAGCTGAAGTTGTATATATAGGAGATCAAGTAATTGGGTTATCACCTAAAGATACTATATATTATGATAAAACAGCTGGGCATAAAATAGAAATAGATAAAGTTCCATATCACGTTATAACATTGCAAGATGTGGTCGTTGTTTTATGAAAAGGCTAGAAGCAAAAGATCTCCAAGAGATGAATTTGTTAAAACACTATCGTATAATACGAAGATGGGCTTCCAAAACCAACGGCTTAACTGATGCGGAATTAGAATTACTTATCTATTTAGATTGTGTTAATTTATTTACTATTAAAGATTTTAAACTAGGAACATATAGTTATAGTTGGGATAATAGAAGATGGAATAAATTAAGACAAAATGAGTGGATTCAAGTTTGGAGAAATAGAAATAGAACTACACAAAAATATAATATATATAAAGTTTCTTTTAAAGGTAAGCAACTTATTAATAGAATATATAAGATAATGTTAGGTGAAGATGATATTCCAACTAGTGAAAGAAGAAATCCAATAATGAAAGGTAATTCATATATAGATAAGGTAATGCAAGTTTCCATTAAGCATTTAAACAAAGACAAAAATAGATATTATGGGTAAAATTACATCCAGTTCACCAATAAAAACAATAGCATTTGATGCAATACCACAAACAGGTAATTTGTATACTAATGATGTTAAGGTACATACATACCAACCTGGATCTTATAACTTTGACAGTACAGGAAGTTTTTATCCTTCTTCCACTACAGCTAATTCTAATGTAAGTGGCAATAATCAAAATGATACTACCGAAACTAGTTGTCCTATGGGTAAACATTTAGATAATGGAGTATGTGTAAAAAATAAGAAAAAAAGTAGAGGACAAAAATTAGAGGATAAAATTATAGAAGCTGAATCAATGGGTAAAACTGCTTCTGCGGCTAGGTTAAGAAAAAGAAAATCAGGATGGGATTTAAGTCAAAAGAAAAGAACAAAACAAATTGAAGATGGCCAAACATTCGGTGGTAGATTAGGTAGAAATATAAAAGATTTTTGGAAGAAAGGATATGATGCAGATGGGGATGGCACTATAAGTGCAAGTGAAAAAGGAGTATCTAGACATGACGCAAAACTCGCAGGAGTTGATCAAGTTAAAAAAGATATTACTAAAATCAAAACTGATAAGAAAAAAGCAGACTGTGATGCGAAGATATCCCATCATTGGGTTGGGAATAGTTGTGTTAAGAAGCCTAATACTACTCCTAATTTTAATGTTAATACAAGTTCTACAAATTCTACAAGTAGTCAAAAAGTAGGGATATTTGGTAGAACGCCAAGTTCTTATTTTAAGACAATGCAGTTGTCGCAAAATCCTGGTTCACCCGGCTGCCCTAAAGGACAACACAGAGAAGGATTCACATGCGTAGATGACTAAAAATTAATCATAACTAAATAAATAAATTATGGCATTTAATATGAAATATTCACCATTAAGTCAAGTAGGAGGAGGAAAATCTCCACTTAATTATGGTAAAGGATGTGCAGAAACAAAGGAAGGATGTATTCGCGAAGGATCAGGTTCAGAACCATTTTATATTCTTAATAATAAAAAAGGTGGAGTATGGACTGAAGGAGGAAGATTTAAAACTAGGGATGCTGCAAAAGCTAAATTAGCAGCAATCCATATAAATTAATAAAAAATTATGGCAGCAAACTTACCTGACATTAATAATGTACTAACCCCAACAGGAGCCCAAGCAAATACTACGCAACCGCCAGCCAATAGTGCTCCACCTAATACAGCTCTTGGTACTGATACTGGACAAGGAATTGAAAATCCTGATGGTATTCAGGATGAGTATATTCCTGGTATTACAGATGGAACTTTCCAAACTGGGGATACGCCTTATAGCACTAATCAAAATTTTATAGAGAATGCAAATATGGCATCAAGTTTACGACCAATGAGAGGTGCTAGTAATACTAATATACGAACATCTACTAAGCGACTAGGTGCTGATGGAACAAATAGAGGAGGATATGAGATAGGAGAATATCAACAAAAAAATGGCGGAATGGCTGGTAGAGATGCTCGTATACAAAGTGCGCGCGCGATGTACGCAGCTGCTAAAGGTAATGACTGGCAAGAAGGAATGCAGAGATGGGCTGATAGGGGAATAGAAGAAGGAGATACTGCATGGAACTATGCGGGGAGTACTCAAGGAGACGAAATTAGAGCTAATGCTGCAGAAGGATTATGGGGAAATAGAAATTATGATTATGCCGATAACCAAAGAGGGGGCCAAAGAGGGGGATGGTTTATCAACAGGCAAGACCTGAATAACCGCGATACATCGATCATGGGACGAAGCTTCCGAGATAGCAGGGGAAATGATTATGCGTATGGAAACCAAGCTGGTGGTATGGGAGAGCAATTTAATTTTTATAACGAAGGAACATTAGGATAATACATAAACTTAAATAATTATGGAAAAAAGAGGTAAAAAAATAGGGATAACAGGAGAATCACATATATGGGATGGCCCTTTATCACAACTAAGTAGACCACACGGTCCAGGTCGAAGTAATGGTTTATGGGGTATACAATTGCCAAAAGCAATGACACCTTATACAAGAGGACCAATAACAGAAATAGCAAAAGGTAAATATTAAAAAATTATGGGAGCATACGACGTAGCCAATCAAGCAATATCTGCAATTCCAGTAATACCTAGTGATGATATAAATATTCCTGTACCAGGAATTATCAGCGCGGGTACTGCTACTACAGGATCTGCAGGACCGCCACCAGATATGACAGCGGCGGCTGGAACCTTCTTAACAGATGGTGTACAAAAAGGAGATGTCATATATAACACAACCACTAATACACATGCTATAATTACAGAAGTAAAAAGTGAAACTGAATTAGCTATCAGCGTTAATATATTCGCTGCAGGTAATGCTTTTGTAGTATATAAAGGGAATGGTAATTTTCAATTTAGTGTTAATACAGGATTATTATTATTTGTAGGAACAGCAGGAAATATTCGTGTTACTACAATTCAAGGAGATGATGTAACTTTATTAAACATCGGTAATGCCTCTTGGCTACCATTGGCTGTATATAAAGTATGGGCTACTGGTACAACAGCGGCTGATATAATAGCAGTACAATAATGGCACCTACAATTTTTGGAAATGCAAATGCAATCCTTGCGATACCTAATATATCAGGTACAGGGGGAGGCCCAATCACCAACTTCATTTTAATGGAGAATGGCGTAGATTTCATGGAAACCGAAAATGGAGCTGATCTAATGATTAGAGAATAAATAAAAAATAAAACATGGCAAATATAAAATTTTCCGCTTTTACAGCCGAAGCCGATATAGCGAACTTTGATGATATTGTAGGATATCAAGGTGTAGTAAATAAAAAAATTACCCCTGCAAATCTAGCAACTAGTTTAGAACCTTTATTACCATTTGGATCTTATTTACCACTTGCTGGTGGTACAATGACTGGCGTTGCTGGTGTTGTAGTTCCAGATAATTTTAAATGGAATTTTGGTACATTATCAGCTTTAGAAATATATCATGATGGGGCTAATAGTTACATAGATGAAGTTGGTGTTGGTAATTTAATTGTTAGAGCAGCAAATTATTTTAAAATATATGATATTGGTGGCAATGTAATGGCAACATTTAAAACAGCCGATTCTGTTGATTTATATTTTAACAACAATAAAAAGCTAGAAACAACTGCCACGGGGACGCTAACAACCGGGGATAGTGATATGACAGGGGGGATAAGTAGAACACTTGGTGCAAGAGTAATGCAAGAATACACATGGCCAAATGGTACTCCAGTAGGTTATGCAAACTGGGCAAATGGTGTATTTAGTAATTTACCTTATGATCCTACTCCTACAATTGATGTTACAGATTGTAATGTAGCTAATTACGGATGGGTATGTACAAATGCTGGACCAGGTGGTGCTGCGGGTCAAGAAGCTACATTTACATTAGGAGCTGCAGGCGCAGGAACATGGAGAATAAAAGTAATATCTAACTGGTTTGATCAAACAGCTGATGTAGTAACAGAAGGAAGATTAAATATAAATGGAACAAGTTACGAAGTAATTGCTGAAGCTGCGGTAGAATCTTCAACAGATAAAATTTACTACGGAGAAAAGATAATAACTTTAGCCGCAGGAGCTACAGTGCAATTTGGTATGATTTTTACAGGTGGAGGAGTTACTCCTTTCCCATCTGTCGGAACTACAGGTAATACACCAAACTCAATATATTTCGAAAAAGTATTATAAATAAAACAATAACAATTAAACACAAACACAATGGCAAAAAATAATTCACCATTAAACGAAGGCGCAGCTCATAGAATTGCTTGGGATAGAGATGAAGTAAAAAGACTCGAAGAGGCTGAACGTTACGATGACGTAGCCCATCATATGCATGAAGCTCGTTATTCTGGAGATGGCAAAGCTAAATATTCATCACATTTAAATATGTGGGAATCTGAAAGTCAAATAGGAAAACATATGAGTTCTAACCTTTGGGGAGAAGCTAAAAGAGAAGTTACTGATACTCCAGTACAAGATGATTTAACTGGTCAAAGATCAGGCTTAAATATGCAAACATATGGCGGTAATAAAGGCGACTTAGAAAGATCACATAGAGATAAATAAAATGAGATCTAGAGGCTTAGGAGATTCAATTGAGAAAATTACTAGGGCAACAGGAATAAAAAGTTTAGTTAAAAAAGTAGCTGGAGAAGACTGTGGCTGTAAAAAAAGACAAGACCTTTTAAATAAAAAATTTCCCTATAAACCTAAATATGACAATGTATAATGGGCTATAAAATGAAACCTCCTCCGTATAGCTGCGATAGCACTCCGGTATATGAGCGTGATTTACAAGCTGATGAACCAGGGGTTATGGGTAAGACAAATATGAATGGGAGTGTGCTAGTCCAAGAAGGATTAGATCCTATTAAACAAGCTGAAGTAGAAGCACATGAAGGGCAGCATGTGGAAGATATTAAAAACGGCTTATTAATGTATGATGACGAATATGTCTATTGGCGAGATGATGCAGAAAAACCTTGGGAAAAATGGGGTAGAGCTGATATGGTAGAAGGAGCTAAGAATCTACCTTGGGAAAAAAGAGCTTGGAAAATAAATAAATTATTTAAGAAAAATCACAAAAATTATTATAACGCATAAAATTTTTAATTATGGCATTTAAAATGAACGGATCACCGTTAAACAAAGGATTAAACCTATTTAGAAAAGGTAGGGGAAAAGATTATAGACAAACTAAAAGAGCTATTAAAAGAGCTGTAAAAGAAACTGGTGGGTTTTCAGCTACCGAAAGAGAAGGGGGCGGATACGATATTGTTGGGCGAACAGGATCCCAAGTTCCGGGGAAGCAAACTGGAAAATCACGTAGAAGACTAGCTAGATCAGCAGCTGAAGCAATGACAGCAGGTATAGATGATAAAACAGCAATAGCTGGTGCTGATGCAGGGACTAGAAGATTTGAAGGTGGAACTTACGATGATAAAGAAGTAACAAAAAGAAAAAAGACTATAACGCCAGGCATTGAAGATGCTGGTGATAATGTCGATGTAACGAAAAGAAAAGTTAAAAAAGAAAGAGGCTGGGGCTGGGCTGGTCAAGGTACTCAAGAGGGTATAAAAACCGAGAGAGTGGAAAATATAAAAGGTACTAGCCACGAGGATGTAGATAGACAAAGACAAGCGTTAATAGCCAGTTTAAACGCAAATGAAAAGGTTTCTATGAAATCTTCAGCATTTAAAATGAAGTATTCTCCATTTAATCAAGGATATGGTTCACCATTAAATTGGAATGAAGGTGGAGCTTCTCCATTAAATAATTTAAAGGCACATGCCCAGGCGGGAGGTTCTCCTTTAAATCAAGATGATAAAGAAAGCTGTAAACCCCCAATGGTTTGGCATGAAGGGCATTGTATGACTGAAAAAGCTTATAGAAAAACGGTAACTGAGGATGATGGTATTACAACAACAGCAATAGAGCAAGATTTAGTAAAGAAAGGTGAAGAAGGTACTGAAGAGAGAAAAAAGATAACAGCAGCTGAAGGATGTGAAAAGCATAGATTTGAAGATTGTTGTAATGCTGATGGATCAAGAAAAAATAGTTCTGCTAAATGTAAAGAATGTCAAACCTGTGCAGTTGCTAAAACTAAAAAAGAATTAGGAGAAACTAAGAACAAGACATGTGTAGAGCAGCACGGCGCAGGTTATGTGTGGGATGCTGAGAAAAAAGATTGTGTAAAAGGAGAAAAAGGAACAGAGGATATAGAAGCAACAATTAAAAGCAAAGAATCAGAAACTGATGTAACAATTACAAAAGAAGAATGTAATAAGAAAGAAGGATTTACATGGAGAGATGGAGCATGTAAAAAAACTGATGGTGATGCTGATTATACTGTAACGGAAAAAGGTGGTGATGTAAAGAAGAGATGTAAAAAACCTGCGGCTGGTTGTGATGAGGATAAAAGATGGAGTAAAGCGGACTGTAAGTGTGTACCAAAAATATCCGATGAAAGACAAAAGAAACTAGACGAGAAAGAATCAAATAAACAGAAGAAGAAATCTGCTAAAGAGAATAGAAAAACAAATAAAGATAAGAAGGACTGTAAATGTCTAGAGTGGGATTGTGAGTAAAAAATTTAAAGATACCACCGTTGGACAATTATTATTTGGGGCAGCCTCTGTAATCAATCCTACATTAGGGAATGTATTGCAGGGTCTTACTTCCCCTAAGGAAGCTATAGAAGCTATAACTAAATCTGATATAAGTGCAGATGATAAAATTAAACTTCAGCAGTTAATACACGAACAACAGAATAAAGAAATACAAGCTATTACTTCAAGATGGGAAGCAGACTCAATGTCTGATTCTTGGTTAAGTAAAAATGTACGTCCACTAGTTTTAGTATGGTGTATAGTTATATTTTCTTTAGCTGGTATTTTAGATAGCGTAGAAAGCATTCCTTTTCAAATTAATTCATTATGGAATGACACTTTCGAGAAAGTAATGATGGCCGTTGTTTTGGCTTATTTTGGTGGACGAAGTGGAGAAAAGGTAACAAGTATATTCAAAAAATAAATTAAATTAAATCAAATCAAATTATGAGTGAAGAAGTAAAAAAAATAGGAAAAGAAGAACACGAAAATATCTTAGAATTTCAAAGGAAGATAAGAACTTTATTAACCAATGTAGGAGTTTTAGAATCTCAAAAGCACGCAGCACTGCATGAATTAGCTGGTGTAAATGAAGATCAAGAAACACTTAAAAAAGAAATTGAAAAAAAGTATGGTGCTATTAATATTAATTTGGAAGATGGCAGCTATACTAAGATAGAAGAAAATGTTGAGTAATATAAGGAAGATCAGTATAGGGTCAGATTATAAAAATGATGCTATGCACTATTCTATAGGACAACAAGTTTATGGTGGTCATGAAATTTCTCATATATTATATGAAGAAAAGGATAAGTCTTATAATATTCTAATTAAAAAAAATGGGGAAATATTACCATGGAAAAAATTTAATTCCAATATGGCTATCTCTGTTGAGTATGATTTAGAATATTAATGAAAGGGTTATTTAATTTTATTATATCTCCTATTAATGGTAGATATAATAACACGAAAAAAGTAGGCGATTCAGAATTAATTGTTAATACCAGTATAGAAGAATTTCTATATATTAATAGAATGGCCAAAGTAATTGCTACACCTACAGGTATATGTACTAATATAAAAAAGGGAGATATAGTTGTAGTACATCATAATATATTTAGAAGATGGTATGATGTGCGCGGTACTGAAAGAAATAGTAGGAATTATTTTACAGAGAATTTATATTTTTGTCCTTTAGACCAGATTTATTTATATAAAAATAAAGACACATGGGTTACAAATTTAGATTATTGTTTTGTAACACCTGTAAGGGAAACTGATGGTGATAAAGTAGAAATATTAAAATCACAACAAGGGGTGTTAAAATATTCAAATGATATATTAACTAACCTTGGAGTCCATAAAGAAGATATTGTAGGATTTAATCCTATGAGAGAATGGGAATTTGTTATTGATGGACAACTATTATATTGTATGAAATCTAAAGATATTGTTATTAAATATGACGAAAGTAAAGGAAACGAAGCTGAATATAATCCAAGCTGGGCACAAAGCAGTTGAAGAATTAATCAAAGTTGCTAAAGAACCCATTGTTGATTCAGACGATGATATTTCCGCAGACAGATTAAAGAATGCTGCAGCTACTAAAAAACTAGCTATATTTGATGCTTTTGAAATACTTAAACGTATTGAAGAAGAAAAAAATATATTAGAAGATAAACCTAAAGAAATCAAAAAAGAAAAAACTTTTAAAGGTTTCGCAGAAGGGAGGTCTAAATAATGTACACGCAAACTTTATATAAAATATTAGATGATCATATTAAGCCTAAGGTTATTAAAAGGCTTAATCGTTATAAGAAATGGAAATATGGATATAACGAAGATCATGACGTTATAGTTATTAGTAAGACAGGAGAGATTGGGGAAATTTATGAAATACAAAATTTAAAAATTGCATTACCTAAAATCCCAAAACAAATTACTAGGTTTGAAAATAATACTTGGGAAAGAACAGAATATCCTAAAGTTTTAAATAGAATTAAAACTGTCTTTGAATGGAAAGAATATCCAGAGGATTTTAAAGAACAATGGCACGATTATATAGATGAAGAATTTAAAAGACGTGACGAAGGATTTTGGTTTAAGAATAAAAACATTGATACTTATCTTACCGGTACACATTATATGTATTTACAATGGAGTAAGATTGATGTTGGAGCACCCGACTTTAGGGAAGCAAATAGATTATTTTTTATATTCTGGGAAGCCTGTAAAGCTGATATAAGATGTTATGGAATGTGTTATTTAAAAAATAGACGTTCTGGATTTTCTTTTATGGCCTCAGGTGAAGTTGTAAATTTAGCTACATTAGCAAGTGATTCAAGATATGGAATATTATCTAAGACTGGGCCTGATGCTAAAAAGATGTTTACAGATAAGGTTGTACCAATTTCAGTTAATTATCCATTCTTTTTTAAACCGATTCAAGATGGTATGGATCGACCTAAAACAGAACTTGCGTATAGAGTACCAGCTTCTAAATTTACTAGAAAATCTATAACTGCTTTAGATAAAGGAGAATTACTAGAGGGATTAGATACAACTATTGACTGGAAGAATACCGGAGATAATAGTTATGATGGTGAAAAATTAAAACTACTGGTACATGATGAATCAGGTAAATGGGAAAGGCCTAACAATATATTAAATAACTGGAGGGTTACAAAAACAACATTAAGACTTGGTAGTAGAATTATAGGTAAGTGTATGATGGGTTCAACATCAAATGCTTTAGATAAAGGAGGAGATAACTTTAAAAAATTATATAATGCTTCAGATGTTACAAAGAGAAACGCCAACGGACAGACTAGTTCAGGACTCTATAGTTTGTTCATACCTATGGAATGGAACTACGAGGGATACATTGATGCTTATGGCATACCTGTCTTCGAAACACCAAGAAAACCAGCTTTCGGCCCTCATGGGGGACAAATTAGAATCGGGGTTATTGACTACTGGCAAAATGAAGTTGAGGGGTTAAAAGATGATGCTGACGGATTAAATGAATTTTATCGTCAATTCCCACGTACTGAAAAGCATGCATTTAGAGATGAAACTAAAGAATCTTTATTTAATCTAACTAAGATTTATGAACAAATAGATTGGAATGAAGATATAAGTTATAATAAAATAGTTAATAGAGGAAATTTTATGTGGGAGGATAGTGTTAGAGATAGCCGAGTGTTATTTATGCCTAATCCTAAAGGAAGATTTTATATTTCTTGGTTACCGCCTAAAAATCTCCAAAATAGCGTAATTATAAAAAAGGGAATGAAACATCCTGGTAATAAACATCTTGGGGCATTTGGTTGTGACCCATATGATATATCAGGAACAGTAGATAAAAGAGGATCTAACGGGTCTCTGCATGGATTAACAAAATGGTCTATGGAAGACGTCCCGGCAAATCATTTCTTTTTAGAGTATATAGCTAGACCACAAACGGCTGAAATATTTTTTGAAGATGTGCTTATGGCATGTATCTTCTATGGAATGCCTATCTTAGCGGAAAATAACAAACCTAGACTTTTGTATTATTTTAAACGTAGAGGATATAGGCATTTTTCTATTAATAGGCCTGACCGAGTCGCTACTAAGCTATCTGTCACAGAAAGAGAAATAGGTGGTATACCTAATTCAAGTGAAGATATAAAGCAAGCTCATGCCGCAGCTATTGAAACTTATATTGAAACATTTGTTGGGAATTTAGGTGAATCTTTTGGAGATATGTATTTTCAAAGAACACTAGAAGATTGGGCAAGATTTAATATAAATAATAGAACTTCTCATGATGCTTCTATTAGTTCAGGGTTAGCCTTAATGGCATGTAATCAGCATAGGTATAAGCCTTATGCTAAAATTGAAAAAGAAGCAGTGGTATTAAATTTTGCTAAATATGATAATAGCTCAGGAAAAAATTTATCAAAACTAATAAAATAAATGATAACAACTAATTATAATAGTAGCTTTCCAAGCCAGGTAGTACCTGATGAAGAAAAGGCATCGTTGGAATATGGAGCGTTAGTGGGAAGAGCTATTGAAAATGAATGGTTTAGAAATACTCGTGGAGGAGGCGATAGATTTATAGTTAATTTTAATCAATTTCATACACGTAGATTATATGCACGAGGCGAACAACCTGTACAAAAATATAAAGATGAATTAGCCATTAATGGAGATTTGTCATATTTAAATTTAGACTGGAAGCCAGTTCCTATTATATCTAAATTTGTAGATATAGTTGTTAATGGGATGTCTCAAAGAAATTATGAAATAAAATCATATGCCCAGGATCCTGAATCTCAAAAGAAAAGAACTCAATATGCAGAAACTCTATTAAGAGATATGAATGCAAGGGCTTTCATTGAAAAAATTCAAGAAGACACTGGAATGAATATGTTTAAATCTCCTAATTCTGAGGATTTACCAGAAAATAAAGAAGAATTAAGTTTACATATGCAATTGAGTTATAAGCAAAGCATAGAAATAGCAGAAGAAGAAGCTATTTCAAACGTGCTCGCTAATAATAAATATCATGAAACTAAGAAAAGACTACTTTATGATTTAGTAGTATTAGGAATTGCATGTTCCAAAACTAATTATAATACCTCTAATGGGATTACAGTTGATTATGTAGATCCCGCTAACTTAGTATATTCTTACACAGAAGATCCAAATTTTGAAGATGTATATTATGTAGGTGAAGTTAAATCTATTAGTATTGCAGAATTAGCTAAACAATTCCCGCATTTGACTGTAGAGGAAATGGATAAAATCCAAAAGTTTCCGGGCACACAAAATTATTTAAGAAATTGGAATGAAGATCCAGATATAATTCAACTTCTATATTTTGAATATAAAACTTATTCTGAACAAGTATGGAAAATAAAACAAACTGACCAAGGGTTAGAAAAGTCTCTTAAAAAAACAGATTTCTTCTCCCCTCCTCCTAGCGACAAGTTTGATAAAGTAAGTAGAAAAATTGAAGTATTATATTCTGGGGTTAAAGTATTGGGTATAGATAATATGCTAGAATGGAAAATGGCTGAAAATATGACTCGCCCAGCAGCTGATACTACTAAATGTAGAATGAATTACGTTATTACTGCCCCACGCCTTTATAGAGGCCGTGTGGAGTCTTTAGTAAGTAAAGTAACAGGTTTTGCTGATATGATTCAATTAACTCATTTAAAGCTGCAACAGGTCATTTCACGTATGGTTCCAGATGGAGTATTTGTTGATGTTGATGGATTAGCTGAAGTGGATTTAGGTAATGGTACTAATTATAACCCACAAGAGGCATTAAACATGTACTTCCAAACAGGTAGTATAGTTGGTAGGTCGCAAACTCAAGATGGGGATCCTAATAGAGGAATGGTACCTATTCAGGAATTACAAACCTCAGCTTCTCAAGCTAAGATTTCATCTTTAATTAGTACTTATCAATATTATTTACAAATGATAAGAGATGTGACCGGATTAAATGAAGCTAGAGATGCTAGTAACCCAGATCAATAT